TGTGTTGTCGATTGGAGACACGGAAGTTGTAACTATTACGCCGACAGTTTCCCAATCTTCCTTTGATGCGGCGGTTCCTGCCGACACTTTGGTAGTTATAAATAGTGTTGGTTAAACGACTTACGAGTATATTATGAATTCCATGGAACAATTTGAAAATGAATTGAATTTGGCCCCGGCACCGATTGTTACAAATTCAGAATCTTCTTCATCCACGTCTGCAATCATGGAGACATCTTCATCTATAACATCTTATCTTTCACCCGAAGCCGCCGCCGACTTCAAATATGTACGCGAACAGATGCTGATCTTGGTGAAGGAAGGGATGCTCACGATGAAGGCTGCGAACAACTTGGCGGAATCCACGGAGTCTCCATCGGCCATCGAGAGTGCATCAAATCATACGAAGGTTGTGTCCGAAGTCATGGAGAAGGTCATCAAGTTACATCAAACCAAACAACAACTTGAGGATATGAGTAGGCCGTTGGAGGAAGTTTTAGCCCCATCAGAACAACAGACTGTGCAACAGCAGCAAAATAACTTCTTCGTGGGATCGACGGCGGAATTGCAGAAGTTGTTGAAGGAGAAGATGGGTTCGGTGAATGATGTGGTGGATGTGGTGGGTGTTGAAATTGTGCCGGAACATAAATAAGAATGGATAACTGATGTGGTGTCAATTATCCAATGATACAAACATTGCTTTAGAAAGGCAATAACAATGTGCATCGAATGTACTTATCCTAAAATTGAAGAAGAATCTCGAAAAATAATTCGGCGTCAAGGAAAGTGGACGTTTGAAAATGTGAATATATTTCTTGAGTCGAAAAATATATCGATCAGAATTATTCGACCTGAATTATTTGAAAATTCAGTAACCAAAACGTGGTGTGTTTGTTTAAATTGCAAGCACGAATGGCTGGTTAGATTATGTAATATCTTAATTGGCAAACAGAATGGTTGTCCAAATTGTCTAAAACAGTTACGATGGTCTGATGAAAAAGCCGATCAATTTCTGAAAGATAATTCTCTTAATTTTAAAATTTTAACTCATATCACCGGAAATAAGCAAAAAATTGAATGTGAATGTAATATATGTAAGCATCACTGGTTTACTACTCTGAAATTAATAATGCATACAAAAAATCATTGTCCATATTGCAACGACAGAATTCCTTGGTCAAACGAACGATTCGATGAATATATTGCATTCAAAAAATTAAATATTATTCGCATAGGAAATTCCGAATTTAGGAAAAAAAGACAGGTATTTAAGGTTCAATGTAACATATGTAAACACGTCTATTATACTACACCTCTTAAAATTCAGCAAGGCCATGAATGTTTATGTTGTACCGGAAGTTTACCTTGGACAAATAATTCCCTTGATAAATTAATTTCAGAAAAAAAATTACACATAAAACGCATCGGCGATGTTATAAACAGTAAAACGACCCTTCAATTTAAATGCTTAGATTGTAAACAATCATTTTTACGGTGTATTATTGCCATTAGGAGCGGTCAAACTACCTGTCCAAATTGCAGCGATTGGAAAATTAACGAAAATTTAACTGGTCAATATTTGCAAGAATTATTACCCAATTATTGCAATGATCCAGAATTTCATGATCGATTTAAGATTCAAATATCTAAAACACTTAAAGTCCGGGTGGATTTTAAATTAATGATCAACGGAATTCCATTTTTAGTGGAATATCAGGGACACCAGCATTATGGGCCAGTGCGTTTTGGTGGGATGTCCATCGAAAAAGCTACCAAAATTTTCAACGAATATCAAGTTCCGCGTGATACAGCTGAGCGTGAATGGTGTAAAAAAAATGGTATTCTTCTTTTTGAAATTGATGGACGTAAGTACACCGGGGAAAAAATCCGTAAATATATAATAGAGAATATCATATGCAAACTTCCATCTTAGACGCAGATGTAAACTCTCCCGAACTTCAAATTCAGTATGGGTATCTTGGGAACCCACGAATTAAGCGGGCGGGGGTACAGATGCGATTTACCCAAGAACAAGTCTTGGAGTATGCACGATGTGCCAACGACCCGATATATTTCATCAACAAATACTACTACACCAGCACAATTGATGAGGGTGTTAAACTTATAAAACTTCGTCCCTATCAGGAACAACTCGTAAGGATGATTCATGAGAATAGATATGTACTTTCGTGCATGGGAAGACAACTTGGAAAAAGCACCACCGTGAAAGCATATATTTTGTGGTACAGTTTATTCAACGCAGATAAAACTTCGGCAATTTTAGCCAACAAGCAGGCCGTGGCTCACGAGCAACTTTTAGGCATTCAGATGGCCATTCAAAAGCTACCCTTCTTCATTCAGCAGGGATGCATTGCCTTGAATGCCGGATCGATTGTGTTTGAAAATGGCAGTCGTATCTTTGCCTCTCCAACAAGTAGCACGAGCATATCTGGCTTTACAATTTCTCTTTTGTGGATTGACGAGTTTGCGAAAATTCCCAGATGCGAACAGTTTTACACATCCACATATCCAACGATAAGTTCCGGTCAAACCAGTAAGGTTGTCATAACAAGTTCTCCCTATGGGTTGAATTTATTTTATAAACTCTGGACCGAAGCAGTACGGGGGGAAAATGGTTTCAAAACTTTGAAAGTCGATTGGACACATGGACCAAATCGTGGAGAAAAATGGAAGAAAGAAACTATCGCCAATACTTCCGAAACACAATTTCGGCAAGAACACGAATTGGTTTTCCTCGGTTCTACGCGTATTCTTGTTGATCCAAATGCCATTGAACGTGCTTCCTTCATGACTCCGATCAAGGAATCAGACAACTTAAAAATTTACGAATTACCCATAAAACAAGCTGAATACATGCTTGTTTCTGATGTGGGTGAGGGGGTTGAACTCGATTATTCCACTTGTCAGATCATCCGAATTTCTCAAACTACTGAGGAAATTAACCAAAAAAATTCGGTGTCATACCCCATTGTTGCATCCTATCGAAATAACAAGATAGCTCCCATTGAATTTGCTTCTCCCATCTTTGAACTGGCCAATCGATACAACAAAGCGTGGGTTCTCATCGAGTTGAATCAAGGTGGTGCTGAGACTGCAAACACCCTGAAAAATGACTTAGAATATGAAAATATCGTGATGGGAGATACCCGAATTGGCATGGGGCGTGGTGGTCAACAGTTGGGACGTGGAAAAAATCCCGGAATTAAAACTACGAAACAAGTCAAGCGGGTGGGTTGTTCGACGTTCCGCGATCTGTTCGAGAGTGGCAAATTAATCATCAATGACTACGAAACGTTGGGAGAATTATCTACATTCTCCGAGAAAAAAGGCTCTTTTCAGGCTGAAGTAGGACATCATGATGATATGATTTTGCCGCTAATTATCTTTGCATATGCAACAACTACATCGTGGTTTAAAGACCTTTTTAATTTGGATGTTAGAAAACTCCTCTACGAACAGAAAGAAAAGCAAAATCATGAGGCACTCAACCTTATCGCAGGCTTCAGGGATGATGGCGAAATAATTTCCCTCTCTCCCCACAACGCTCCCATCCAACTGCAACCCTTGGATTTGTTGAATCCCGTGCAGGAATCCGACAACACTGACATGAGTTGGATGTTTCAAAAACGCCGCTGATCATGGTCGATATAAATAGCTATGTCTAAAGAGTCGATAGAATGTTAAGAACCCTGTTCCTTAAAGGATAAGAAAATCATGGCCGCAAATCTTTCTCCCGGAATCTTCGTCACCGAAACCGATCAGTCCACCACGGTTCAGGCAGTCGGAACCAGCATCGGTGCCATCGGCATCAACGCCGTGTGGGGTCCGGTCAACTATGTTGTCACGGTGTCATCCGAGAATGAACTGGTGCAAACCTTTGGAAACCCCAACGACACCACCTATCAATATTTCTTCGCCGCCAAGTCTTTCTTGGATTATTCCAGTGACTTGAAAGTGGTCAGGGTCATCGACTCCACCGCCGCTGGCAATGCCAATTCTTCAAGTTCTCTGGGTTTGATCATCCAAAACGTGGATGATTACAACACGAACACTTTTGGAGCCGGGAAACTCGCAAATGCGGGATTGTTTGTCGCCAAGTATCCGGGTGTCTTGGGCAATTCCCTCGGTGTCGCAATTGTGGATGCTTGTGCCTCTTCGACCGGTGCGTTGTCGTATTCCTCGCAGACGTACTTTGGCAGCAACTTGTGGTCGGGGATCGCACCTAAGCCCACTACGACCGCTTCCGTGGCAAATGCAAATGGTAGTAACGATGCCTTCCATGCCCTTGTCATCGATACGAATGGAGCATGGACCGGTACGGCGGGTCAAATTCTTGAAAAGTTCCTGTTCATCTCCAAGGCCAGCGATGCCGTGGGATATGATGGCACGAATAACTACTACGTCAATGTGTTGAATAACCGGTCACAATATGTCTGGGCTGCATCGGCTCCGTCCGCTTCGTCCATCGGTACTTCCGGTGTCAACAAGACTTTCGGGTATTTCACCACTGTGGCTCA